CTCCTCCGAAGTCCTGGGCCAAGGAGATGCACGATCACTACGCCACGCTCCAGGACCCGATCAAGGAATACGTCCACAAGCGGGACAAGGACTACCTCGACGGCATCATGCAGTACAAGACGCCGCTGGACAAGTGGAACCAGACGCTGGAGCCCTTCAAGGACCTGTTCACGGAACAAGGCGGAATGGACCCGCACCACGTCTTTGGCTCGCTGATGAATGCTCACCTGATCCTGAAGTTCGGCACCCCGGAGCAGAAGGCGGAACTAGCTACTGCCCTCGATCAGGACTACGGGATGAAGGGACTGTACTCCGGCCAAGCCCCCAACGCCGAGGTCCAGAACCTCACCCAACGACTCCGCTCCATCGAAACGGGTCTTGAGGCTCAAAACCAAGCTGACACGAAGAAAGTTGTAGACTCCTTTTTTGCGGACTCGAAGAACGAGTTTGCGAAGGAGGTCGTCGCTGACATGCACGGCCTTATTAAGTCCGGGGCAGCCCAGGACTTGCCGGATGCTTATCAAAAGGCCATCTGGCTGAACCCAACAGTACGAGCCAAGCTCGTCGAACGGGAAGCAGCCGCGATGGGGACCCCTAAGAAAGGCGCTCCGACAAATGTCAGATCGAGTGCTACACCGGCAGCTCCGACAAGCTCCGCCGATGAGTCGATTGATGATACGCTGAAAGCAACAATGGCTAACATTCTCTCTCGAACTTAGGAGCTTTAAATGCCCTCACCAAACGCAACATTTACGGAACTGGTCACAACGACCTTCCGTAAACACCGTAGCAAAGTCGCGGATAACGTGACTCGCAACAACGCCTTTCTGAAGAAAGTCAAGTCGAAAGGCATGTACTCGACCGAGTCTGGTGGTCTTTCGATCGCCATGCCGCTGGAGTACGCAGAAAACGGCACTTACCAGCGTTATAGCGGCTTCGACGTCCTGAACGTTGCGCAGTCAGATGTCTTGACGGCAGCTGAGTACCAATGGCGTCAGATCGCTATTCACGTCGTGGCCTCAGGTCGTGAACTGCGCATCAACAGCGGCCCGGAGCGTATCGTCAATCTGGCAAAATCCAGACTGAAGAACGCCATGAACAGCTTCAACAACAACTTTTCCTTCGACTTGTACAGTGACGGTTCGCTGAGCAACCAGATCAACGGGCTGCAATCGATCGTGGCTGATGCAGGTACGGGTACAGTTGGCGGAATTGACTCCTCGTCCTATCCTTTCTGGCAGAGCGCCGTGCAGTCGGCTGCGGCTCCGCTCCAAGGTGGTGGCGCAGTGGTTCCGTCAGCAACGACCATCGAAGGCCAGCTGATGCTTCCGCTTTGGCTCAACCAGGTCCGCGGGAATGACAAGCCTGACTTGATTATCGCCTCGAACGATTACTTCTCGTTCTTCGAGTCGTCCCAAGTCTCGATCAAGCGTTATACAAACGATAGCGAGGCCAACGCTGGCTTCACGACCCTGATGTATAAAGGCTGCCCGGTCATCTTCGACGGCAACTCGGGAATCCCCGCTTCGCGGATGTACTTCCTGAACTCTGAATATCTTGGTGTTGTCGCCCACAAGGACGCTGACATCACGGTGAATGATGAGGTCAGCCCGTACAACCAAGACGCCGTCGTCATCCCGGTTCTCTGGATGGGTAATGTGACTTGCAGCAATCGCCGGCTGCAGGGCATCATCAAGCCATAACGGTGCCACATAACGAACCCTTAATGTGGAACCTCTGAAAAGGAAACTGAAATGACATACGCAACAAATCTTCTGGCCGGTACATGGCCGTTTGAACGGGACGCGACTTTTGCGGAAGGCGTGCCCGGTGGTTCAGTCCCAGGAGTTGCCCTAGGCCAACGAGTACAGGCCTATGACTCTTTCTGGGGGTCGGGTGAGTTCATCTTCTTGAAATTCGCCACTGTCTCGACCTTGGTCGAGTTTGGGTCAGTCGTAATCTGGGACAACAACTTCCTGTTGGCCAAGAGTGCGGCAGCTGACTCGAACGTTCAAGGGCGTCCGTTTGGCATCCTGGCAACGCGTTTCCCCTCGAATACGGGAGTAGGCTCAACGACTCCTTTCTATGGGTGGGTGATGCTTGCTGGAATGATCCCGGCGACGTTCTCGGTGGCAGCGACTGCGGGTGCTGTGTATCAAGGTACGGCGGGCAACCTGACGCCGACTGCGAATACTGGTGCTGGCGTCCTCGGGCTTCACACGATGTTGGCTGCGACGGCGGCTATCACCAAAACAGTCACCACGCAAAACGGTTCGAACCGTCTGCAAGTTCCGTCTAAAGACGGTCTGTACCCAGGTGTCGCAGTCTCGGGCACCGGCTTGTCGGGCACAGTCCTGTCCTTGGACAGCGGCAAGAACAACGAAGTAATTTTGAGTGCCAACGCATCGGCAACTGGTACCGTAACGGCCACTTTCACTGACACCGGTTTCGGCCGAGTCATGTTAGAGCAGCCGCATTTCCAAGGCCAGATCACGTAACGATCACGGCGATATACCCCAGTCGCCGCTTCCCCAGGGGCCTTCGGGTCCTTGGGGTTTTTTGGGGCTTCTACTACAGGGGTAACAATGAGTGATATACGACCACCCTTCGTCAGGTTTGAAGTCAAAGCCGTCGAAGATAGAGCTGCTTCAATGGCCAATGGGTATTACACTTCCAAAGACGTAGATTACATCATCCTGATTCCTCATGGTAGTGAGGGCAGGACGGTGATAGAGCAGGAGTATCAATCCTGGCTCGAAAAGATTCGCCCGCAGTCTGGCGGGGACCTAATGGCTCCAGGAGGGGATACAGGAACTCCTGTTATGGCCGCGGCTCGCTTTCCTACTGCCTGGCTCAAACTGATTGAAGAGGGCTTCAAGGCCTGGAAAGAAGGCCGCGAGCTGCCGGTTGATGGCACTCCCTTAGCTAACTGGCCTGTGATCAGCCCTGCCCTAGTCAAGAATTGTCTACAATTGCACGTGAGGACCGTCGAGGAGCTGGCTGTGATCAGCGACGAGGTCGTTGCGCGCTTGGGCATGTCGGGGCGCAACTTGCAGCAAAGGGCTAAGGCCTGGGTTGAGGCCAAAGCCGAGGGTGGCGGGAAGCTAGGGGCTGACCTGGAAAAGGAAAGGGCGTTGAGAGAGGCTGCTGAAAATCGGATTAAGTCGCTGGAAGAGCGTCTTGCCGGGATGGAAGTGAAGCCTTCGTCAGTCGTCCGAATGGTGAAATAGATGGCTTATTCGCTGCTGCAGATCGTTCAGCAAGTTGCCCGCCGGACCAACTTGCCAGTTCCCTCGATCGTGGTCTCGAGCCCAGACGAACAGATTCAACAAATGTTCGGGCTGGCGCAAGAGCTGGCCGAGGAGCTGAATGAAGACATCAGCTGGCAAGCGAACATCGTGAGAGTAACCTGGGTCTCGGTGGCGGCTGAGGTCCAGGGGACTGTTGCTAGTATCTTCGGCGCGGAGATGGGAGACATCTACTCCGCGACCCTCTGGAATGATACCTTGCGGAAGCCGCTTTACGGGCCTCTGGACAAGTACTCGTACCAGTTGCTGAAATCCATGATCCCGAGTGGCCCGATCAATCAGTACAAGTTGATGGGGAACGAGGTTCACGTGCTGCCGATTATGACGGCGGGCGAGACTTGTTCAGCGCTCACCAGGACCAAGTACTGCTGGACTAACAGTGCTGGGACCGTTTTCAAGACTATCCCAACTGACGACTCAGACCTCCCGCTTTACAACGACCGGCTGATGACTATAGGCCTCCGCGCACGTTGGAAGGAAGAGAAAGGCTTACCCTACGCTGAGGACTTCCGCAGGTACGAGATGCTCAAAGCGAACAAGGCCACCAGGGACGGAACCAAGCCCACCCTGTACCTTGATCGTCCGTCGCAGGAGCTTACCCCCGGCATCTTTGTACCCGCCGGTAACTGGCCAGTCTAATGCTAGAGCCTATTACTAGGCTGCCGCCGAACCAGCCCGTAGTCATCCCGGTAACGATTCCAGGTCCCTTCGGTGGGTGGAACACCAGGGACTCTGTGGCAGCGATGCCACCGACTGACGCGGTACTGGTGCAGAACGTGATCTGCTATCCTGGCGAAGTCAAGATGCGCCGGGGTAGCAGTGACCATGCTACGGGCTTCCCTTCGGGGAAGGAAGTCGAATCCCTGATGGACTACAACCCGCAAGGGACTTCCGGGGCGAAGCTCTTCGCAGCGACGAATACAGCCTTCTACGACGTGACGACTCCGGGGGCGATTGGAGCCTCTGTCGTTACGACTACCAACGGCAAGTGGCAGCATGTTAATTTCACGAACAGCGCCGGGAGTTGGCTGATCGCGGTCAACGGTGTTGACAACATGCAGCAGTGGAACGGAACCGTGTGGGCGTCAGTTGCGAACCTGAGCGGCTCTTTCCCCACTACCACCATTATCGGGATCACGATCTTCAAGCAGCGGCTCATCTTCGTTCCCAAGGACGAACTGAGCTTCTGGTATCTGCCCACGGGCGCGGTCACAGGAACTGCCCTTCGCTTCAACCTCGGCCAGATTTGCCGCAGGGGTGGGCGGGTGATGGCTGCTCTCGCCTGGACCATCGACGGCGGCAACGGCTCTGACGACCAGCTGGTGCTGATAACGACTGAAGGCGAGGTCATCGTCTACGCGGGCGACGACCCTTCGAATCCGCTGCTTTGGTCCCTGGTCGGAGTCTACTACATCGGTCGGCCCTTGGGTCGGCGCTGCCTGGCCAAGTACGGCGGGGACGTGTTGGCGCTGACGGATCGCGGAGCCTTTCCAATCTCTCGAGCGTTGCAAAGCTCGACAGTCGACAAGTCTACCGCCTTCACCGACAAGATCGAGCCTACGTTTGTGACTCAGGCCCTGTCACTGTTCTCGGTCTTCGGTTGGGAAACTGTCGTCAATACGGCAGAAAGCTACTTGCTAATGAACGTGCCAAACGCCAGTGGCTCGCAGTACGTCATGCAGCAGCAGTCGGGTGGCTGGAGCGAATTCATCGGGTGGGACGCGAACTGCTTCGCCTTTTTCAACGGGCAGCTCTACTTCGGGTCTTTCGAAAAGGTCAAGCTGGCCTCAGCTGGAACGGCTGACGGGGCGAGTGCGATCACCGCGAACATCGTGCCTGCGTTCAACTATCTAGGGACCAAAGGGCAGAAACAGATCGATCTCCTTCGACCTATTTTCAGCTCTAATGGTCCCTTCTCTTACACCATTGGGCTTAGTACAGACTTCAACGTGACGGAGCCTTCGACTTCGGTGACGGGTACTTCGTCACTGGTCCTGGCCCTTTGGGATTCCGCTGTGTGGGACCAAGGCTTGTGGGCGGGCAATGCCCTAATCACAAAGTCCTGGCGGACTGTGAACAACTTCCCCTTCTACGCAGCAGCACCTTATATCAGGATCAGCAGCGCTTCGGTGAACGTGTCCCTGGTCGCAGTCGACTTCCTCGCCACTCCGTGCAATTCCTTCCTGTAATCGGTGATGCAGAGCGCGTCGGACCTTGGGTTCGCGAGAAAGCAGGAGGCTGCGGCGGCGTACCTTGCACGACTCTGGGCGTCGAGTGGGATGGGGGTTTGGTTGCTGGAGCCCTCTTCCGCGAGTACACTAAACACAATCTCTGGGTTGACCTCCGCATCGACGACCCGGCTGCTTCCAAGCTCCTCTTCCGCCTAATTGGCAACTACGTCGTGAAGCAACTGGGACTCTCCCGGTTGACCCTTTCGACAGAATCTAGTAACCTTGCGGCTGTCAGACTGCACGAGAAGCTTGGCGCTATTCTAGAGGGGAAACTCCTAGGAGCGGGTTCAAGCGGAGACGACATCTTGATCTCGCGGTTAACTCCCGAATGTTCCCTTTGGAGGAGATTAGATGGGCGGAGGCGGTTCACCACCACCGGCACCAGATCCCCGGCTTGCAATACCGGATCAGGAAGCAGCGAATCGGCGCGCGTTTGAGCAGCAGGTTCGCGAAGGTCGTCCAGATGTCGTAGGCCCTGGGGGCATGTCCCAGTGGAGTCGAGACGCTGGAGGCAACTGGACCAATCGCGTTACACTGGACCCGAACTTGCAGGGGATGCGGGATCAACTCTCGCAGCCTTTCGACAATTCTGGCTTCCTACGCGATCGGACTCCCCAATATGATGCAGGGACGAGGCAACGGGCCGAGGACGCACTTTACGCCCGGTCAACCTCGCGGCTAGACCCCCAGTGGGATAGAGCTGAACAACGCTCCCACGAGCGGCTTCTGGGTCAAGGCTTCAACATCCAGGACGAAGGGTATCGCTCGACGGCGGAAGACCTTGGTCGCCAGCGGACAGATGCCTATGCCGATGCCAGGAATGCAGCTATTGCTGGCGGCGGGCAGGAAGCTTCGCAGGAACTGGAGCGCTCACTGCAATCGGCTGAATTTGGGCAGCGCTCCGACCTGGCAAATATCGATGTTAGGAATGCAGACAGAGACCGTATCGCCCGCGAGTTGCAGACCTTGATGCCGAACTTTAATGCTGGTGGTGGAGGCGGTGGAGTTCCAGGTCTCGCCAGCGTAGACGTTATGGGGGCTGGTCAGCAGAACTATCAGAACCAGCTTGGTACTTGGAACGCCCAGCAGGGGCGTAGGGATGCCAGGACCGGAGCTATTGTTTCCGGAGTCGGAACTGCTGCCATGATCGCCATAATGATATGATGGCGCTGGAGCGTCTGAAGGACTGTTTCAAGAGGCATGATCGGGTTGCCTTGTTCTTCTCTGGTGGGAAGGACTCCTTGGCGACGTTGCTGCTGGCGGAAGAGTATTGGGGCAAGGTCGCGGTGGTCTGGGTGGATACCGGAGCACAGCTGCCTGAAATCCATGACATCGTGGCGAAGTTCAAGAAGGCCATCCCGAACTTCTTCATCGTGCGGAGCAACCAACCTGAGAACATCCGGACTTATGGGTATCCTGTAGACGTGCTCCCTGTGTGGAGTACGCTCACAGGCCAGTCCATCGGCGGGATGCGGCCGTTGAAGCTGCAATCCTGGCTCGACTGTTGCGCCGAGAACATCTGGAAGCCTGGGTATGAGTTCTCCAAGGCCCTGGAAGTGACGGCTATCATCAGGGGTCAGCGGCAAGACGAACGCTACACTGCCCCGACACGCTCGGGAGAAGTTTTCGAAGGAGTCGAACTTGTCTACCCCATCGAAGAATGGACCAAGGACGAAGTTCTCGAGTACCTGGAAGAGAAGGGCTATAAGAATGAACGCCTGGACCTTAGCCATTCGTCATTGGACTGCTGGAACTGCACTGCCTTCGTCCCAGAGACAGGCGACCGTCTTCGGTATTTACGCAAGAATCATCCGGAGAAAGCTGCCAAGATCTTCCCTATCTTTCAGGCGATCGTCGCGGAAGCCAAAAGAGACCTGAACCTTGTGAGTGCTGGAATTGAGGAGTTGCGGTAATGGACCAACAAATGCTGCTGAAAATGATGCAAATGTACCAGCAACAGCAGGCTGCAAATCCTGGCGCTGTGCCTGATCCCACAAGGCCCGCACCGGCAGCAGTACCGATGGCTGCGGCGCCTCCGATGGATATGAGCGGGATGGCGGGTGGGGCTGCGGCTGGTATGGCTGAACCCGCGCCTACACTGCCAGGAGCTGCTCCTCCGAGCGCTGGTATGGCTGGCCCAGGAATGGTGGCTGCGCAGGGATTGCAGCAAGCTGGCGGGTATCTTGCGAGTCAAAATGCTCCTAACGTCGCAATGGAGCAAGACATGGCCATGCGGAACCAAGGCCCTGGTGGTTACGACGAACGTCGAAAGCAGCTATTGCTGCAAGCCCTCCAACAAGGTCAGATGAATGGCCGCCAATAGCCCTCCGAGCTTCCTGCCTCAATACCAGGACGAGGTAACGCAAGCCCAGCAGATGCAAATGCTGGCGCAGCTCTTGGCCTCGAACAAAGCGAATACTGAAGGCCGGATGATTTCAGGCCACTATGTGCGCTCGAACCCGCTGGCACACATCAACAATCTGGCAGCTGGTGTCGGTGGGCTCTATGGTGGGAACAAGAGCCGGGAAATGCTGGCCAAGGTTCTGCAGCGGCAAGGGATGCAGCAACAAGCTGAGCGCCAGGGGGTTCTGGGCATGCTCCAGCCGCGGAATGTGCAAGACCCGTCACTGCCCCAGGTCGATGACTCGGGTGAGGCTGCTGCATCGGGCCTGCCGGCGATGAAGCCCGGCGACCCGATGGGAGCTGAAAGAAAGGCGCTTGGATCGCAATTCCCAGATATCCAAAAACTGGGAGAGGAACTCGCGAAACAACGCCTGGAAGTGTTCAAGCAAGCTAGTGCTGCGGGCGACCCGGCGAGTATTGCTGCTAGTGGTGGCGACCCGACCAAGGTGGAGGGAGTTAAGATCAGCCCGATCGCTGTCACACAGACTGACGCAGGCCCGTTGTACTCCCAGTCGACCTCGAGAGGAAGTCTGCAAACGGGTGGGTTCCCGCGGGCTCCGACGCCTCCGGGTGCCAACGTCACTGGCCAGATCATGCAGGACGACCTCAAGGACCTGCGGGTTCAGCGCGAGAAGCGTGCGATTCCGGCGAACGAGGCACTGGCGGCAACGCAGCAGGCCTACGCATTGCTGAAGTCCGGCGTGATGCAAACTGGCTCCGAACAGGACAAACTGGACTACGTGCAGAAACTCGCCCGCTTCCTCCCAGGTGTCAATGTGCCGAAGAACGTGCCTGCGAACGAAGCCTTTAACAACTTCGTCCTTCCTGCCCTCGGGGAAACCTTGGAGCGGATGAAGGGCGGGTCTGGATCGCAGAGTGAGCGCGAAATGATCGAGGGCTTGAAGCGTGGTATTACGACCACCCGCGAGCCTGAGGCCCTTGCCGCGATGATGGAGCAGGCAATGAAGCTGAGCCTCCAGACGCTGGCGGACTACAACGGGCGGGTACAGAAGGGCGCGGATCTTGCGACCTCGAACAAGGACTTGACAATCGACCCGCGGCTCTTCAACAACCTGATTGTCAGCTCTGGCAACATCCCAACGGCTGAGAACGAAGCTGGAAACCAAGCACTTCGCGCAGACCCAGGGATTCTCAACCCGGCGCTTCGGAGCCTTGTGCCCGCCGATAAGGGTGGGACTGCTCCTCCGACAACGCGCATGAAATTCAGGGGCGGTCGATGAGCAGAGAAGTCCCTATCTCCCTCCCGGACGGCAGCAAGGTCATTCTGGAAGATGTTCCAGAGTCGATGACTGACGCGCAGGCGCAAGCTTACGTGTTCGAGCAGAAGGGTCTTGGTGCGCCTGAGACTGGGCCACAACTGGCAGGTCGGCGGGCGCGAGAACTCGGAGCTGCTGCGGTCACAGGCCCTGCTCGCGCGGTGTCGGGACTTGGTGATCTGGCTCTCTTTGCGAAGGATAAGCTTAGCCCGCCGGGAGAGGCAGGAGCCAGGCCCACCGCTTTTGGCCAACTTATGGATCGGTACAGAGACCTGGGCCTGACGCCGAAGATCAACGCGCTGCGGGATCAGATCGCAGGGCGGAACCTCGACCGGGACATTCCTGCTGCAGTAGCACAAGGCGCAACAGGCTCGCTGATGTTCCCTGGTGGGCCGGTAATCAATGCAGTTACTGGCGGCGCTAGTGCCGGAGTTACGGAAGGCGCAGCGCAGGCAGGGCTCCCCCCAGAAGCGCAGCTGGCACTAGGCCTTGCGACTGGTGGAGTCACTGGTGGGGCTCTTACTGCAGGCAAACGGATTACGGCTCCTACTACCGCCCGCACCCAGATTAAGAACGCTCTGGGCAACCTCACACCCCGGCAACGTCTAATGGCTGCGCTCGAGGGTGCAGACCCAGAAAAGATGGCTTGGCAAGCTGCCCCGGAAGGCACTGGCTTGCGCACGCTTGGAGAGAAGGCTGCCCTGCAATCCGGCGGGGACAAGATCCAGGCCAAGCTCCAGGCACAGCGCGACATGCCCCACCTTGCCAATGACGATGCTGTACAAGACTCGATCAAGAAGCTGGCGGGCAAGAACGTCGAACTGTCGCCTGGGTCTGAAGTCGGCAGCGTGACGAGTGCGTTGACTGCCCAGATCGGCAGTGGTGTCTACCGCACGTATCAGGCCTTCAAGCGCCGCTTCCCTTGGATCACAGAGAAGCAGTATGATAATCTCCTCTCCAAATCACTGGAGGACCTGATTGCTGAAATGCGGAAGGGTAAGGCTCCTCCTGCGCCTGGAGTCGCTGCCTCGGCTGCCTCAGGCGCAGCGCCTGCCCCCGATGATGAGCCACAGAACAAATAGGTAAAGGTGCCACATGCCCTTCAATGGTAGCGGAACATACTCACTCCCAGGCGGAAACCCGGTAGTCACAGGGACTACGATTACCAGCGCTTGGGCTAACACCACTCTGGCTGACGTGGCGACTGCTCTGTCAGCAGTCCTCGTGCGAGATGGTCAGGCAGCTATGACCGGGACGTTGAACATGGGAGGCAACAGGCTCTCGAACCTACATCCTGGGTCTGCGGCGAGCCCCTCGCTCTTTTGGACTGGGAACGGTATCAACACAGGGCTCTATGCGCCCGCCGATGACCAGATCGGAATCTCTATCAATGGTGTGCTGACGGGCCTGTGGTTTAGTCAAGGCGAACGCATCCTGGGTACGACAATGCACTCCAGTGCTGCCCTCCAGGTCAACGGCGCAAGGTCCTACTTCTCCGGCGCGAGCGCTAACATTGCCCTGGGAGTAGCTTACAACGAGACGCGGGCGACCGCAGCGCAAGCCATTCACTTCGGAGCCACGGACAGCGCTACGCCGACACTGAATATCACAAATGCTGGTGGTACAACCCTGGTAACCGTGGACAACGCAGGCGCTATGGTCGTGACCACGACAGTCACTGCCAACTCGGACGAGCGGCTGAAAAAGGACTTCAAGCGACTCGAGCTTACTGTAGAGCAGCTTGCCTCCCTCCACGTCTACGAATACACCAGACGCGACACCGGCCGTCAAGAACTTGGTTTCAAGGCTCAAGACGTAGAAGCTATCCTTCCCTTGGCTGTCCACTACTCAGACGACGGAATCAGGTCTTTGGACTACATGCGTCTTGGTGCTATCGCCGCTGTTGTAGTCGCGAAAAGGCTTGCCCATGCTGCCAGCTAGTGGAGCACTAACCAGCACGCAGCTGCTGAACGAGGTTAACGCGACTGCTCCGAATCTGTTTCTCAAGCCCGCTATTGGTGGAGTTGGAGACATCGGCGGGCGGATAGCTAAGCTCGCGGACCAGGGTGGCTCCCCCGTCACCATGCCGAACCACTTCTGGAGCAAGGGCCTCCGCTCCACGTCACTAGGTGCGACCTCCTGTTCTGCCACAGCTGCTGGCGGTGGTGGCGGGTTCCTGATGGAGCCTCGCGGCGGGAACATGACCTTCTTCGCTGGAACCACCTTCGGCGGCAGCAACGGAAGCTGGTTCACCCCGAACTATATTGCCAGGGACTTCCCGGGCGTTTGGTGTCAGATTCGCGCGACTTACGTCTCGGGGACAGCTGGCGGGCTTTACACTAACAACGTGGCCGCAGTAGTTTCTGGCACATGGTACAGCCTCGACGAACAGACCACTGGCGATGGCTTGAATCGTTACTTTACTGCTTATTTCGGAGGGGCTCCGGGTAGTGCTGTCTGGACGATCGACGTCCGCACCGCCAACGGAGGCGTTGGTCCGCACACTTATTGCTCGATGACTTTCATCAACACCTAGGGGTAGGTATGCAACTCGAATTTTCTGGATCAGAAGTAGACACAATCGCCCTGGCGCTACAACTCCAAATAGCCAGTGCGCAGAACCTGCTGCTGAACCTGCAAGGCCAAGTCACGAAGCTCAACACTCCTCCGGCTGCCACTAATGACACGCCTGTACCACGGCCCTCCGGAGAGTAAGCTTACCACGCATCTGCTGGAGACAACAGGGCCTGCACTGGCAGGAGTACTTGCGAGCGGGACGAACGAAGTGGTGCCTGTTTACCCGGCGGGCGGCTTGTCAATGGTTGGCAATCAGTTAGTCGCTGGTCCGGGCTTTGTCAATCTTCTTCCGAATGCGCAGTTTCTCTACGCCTATGCGAATCAGTATAACCCAAGCGCTTATCAGCGCGCTCGCGATTGCTGGAACGGCACGCAATCTGGTGGTGGCGTCTACACGATGGCTGGGGCAAGCGCCAGCGCTCCTGCTCAGTATGCCGCTGGCAGTGTCGTTTATCTGAACTACCTGACCACTACCGCTGATGCGGCTATAGGGGCAGCTGACTTCTACGACTATCGGTGCGGGGTTGAGGGCTTTGACTGCATTCCTCTACAGTGGGGGACCGCTTTTGCAAAGGCCGTAACTCTTTCATTCTGGACCTACGCGTCTACTACGGGCACCTACGGAGGGTCCCTGCAGAACAACGCGTCGAATAGAAGCTATGTCTTCTCTTACACCATCGACGTTGCTAACACCTGGGAGCAGAAGGTTATCAATATCCCAGGGGACACAACAGGCACATGGCTGAAGGAGGCCAGCACCGGGATTCGCCTCCTGTTCGACTTAGGTTCTGGGACTAACTACCAATCGGCAGCAGGAGCCTGGGCCGCAGGCAACTACTTCGGTCCGACTGGAGGCGTCCAGCTCATCAGCACACTGAATCGGACCTGGAGGCTGTTGCTGCCACAGCTGCAAATCGGCACTTTCACCACTCCTCCGCCCTTCGAGTTCTTACCGATTTCGGAGATACAGAAGCGCAACGGGCGCTATGTTGAAGCGATCCAACGCGTCATCGTCAGCAACTACACGCCTGCGATCGGGACACGCTACCACACGGTCTACTGGAAATACAACAAGCGCGCAGCCCCAACGATCACGATGGGAGACCTTGGCAATGCCAACTATGCCGCTGGTGTGCCAACCGTCAACGTCAATGGTTCAGACATCACCGAAGTCTATAAAAACTCTCTTGGTGCTGGCGACGGGTACTACCTCTTCAGCATTCTAGCTGATGCGAGCAACGGATGAGCACTGCCCACGAGTTCCGAGCCTTTTACTGCCGCCACTGCCAAACCGCCGCAGTTGACATTGAGCTTGAGTGCGTTGAGCACGAAGCTACTAGTGATTTTGATGGACCACTTCCTAAGTCCGATGTTGAACTTCGACTCGACCGACTCGAAGATGAAGTTAACTTCCTAAAGAGCCGAGCATGAACGACCACCCACCTTACAACCCAGGCATCCGACCCCGCTTCGACGGCACCATTAACCTGGGCCATATACTGACCTTTGTCGGCTTCATGGCCGCCGGATTCAGTGCGTACTCTACCTTGGACAAGAGAATCAGTGTCGAGGAAGTGGAGCGGGCAGCGATTAAGGATGCGCTCGAAGCGAGAAACGCCCAGGTCGAAAGAGCCCTTACCCGTATCGAAACGCACTTGGATCGGATTGACACCCGACTGATTCAGATAAACGGACCGGCGAGGAGGCCCTGATGCTTGAACTAATTTCCCTGGCGCTAGGAGGCATCCTGCGCTTTATTCCAGAGCTGATCAAGTACAAGACCCAGGAGCGGGAACAGGCCCACGAGCTGGCGATGTTTGATCTGCAACTGAAAGCAGACGAGCTGCGCTCGAAGCTCCGGATCGACGAGATCAGAGTCCAAGGCGAGATGGCTGAAGCGGCGGGCGAACTGGAAGCAATGAAGTCCGCGTTCGAAGCTGCCAAACCTACAGGCGTGAAGTGGGTCGATGCTTTATCCGCCACGGTAAGACCTGTTTTGACGTACTGGTACTGCTTGGTCCTCTACGGTGCATACAAGTCCATCTTGTTATATAATGGCGTCGCTCAAGAAGTGCCACTGTACTCCTTTGCCACGCTGCTCGTAAACGAGTTCGACACTGGGGTGATGGCTTCGATCATCGGATTTTGGTTCGTTGACCGCAGCATCCGTAAACGTGGACGCATCTGACCTGATCAAGGAGTTTGAGGGTTGCCATAAGGTAAAAGCTGATGGACTGGTCTACCCTTACACCTGCCCCGCAGGTTACCCTACCCAAGGATGGGGACTGGTGGTTGCCTCCCTATCCGTACCTGCCATTAGCCGCGGAGAAGCAGATACGCGTCTTGCGGCTGCAATTCCGTACTATCGACGGGAGGTACTCAGCGCCTCCCCCGGAGTGGGACGGTTCGCTGCTCGGACTCATGCACTTACCTCCTTTGTATACAATCTCGGTGGAACTCGTTATAGAGCCTCCACCCTCCGAAGAAAAGTGAACGCAGAGGAGTGGGATGACGCTGCGGAAGAATTTGGCAAATGGGTCTGGGGCGGTGGTAGAAAGCTCCCAGGTTTGGTACGTCGCAGGGCTGCAGAACGGAGGGTCTTCGAAGATGAGTTGGGGTGAGTTTTATATCTGGACGGTCTGGGCTATGGCAGCGTTGAATCTGCTGACCGGGATCGGCTGCTTTTGGAATAAGAACTGGGAACACGGCGGTATGTTTGTAGCCTACGCCGTGGCTTGCGTCTTCATCGTGTTTCAAGTGACGAAAGCACAGGTGCGCTGATGGCGACCAGAATCTTTCGCGATGACATAGACAAGTTCCTGGAGTACGACATCCATATCCCTACGCGGACCTTTTACATGGGGTCTTGCTTCAGCTACGGCTGGGAGGGCGGCGACTCCGGAGTTGACTCAGCAATGGCTGAGCGGGTGGTGAAGGGGCTTCACATCCTCGACCGCCTTCCAGTTAATGGAGTCAACCCAGGCATCACGATCATCATGAATAACCCTGGTGGGAACGTCTACCACGGCCTTGCGATCTTTGACGCGATCCAGGGCTGCGAGAATCATGTGACCGTGGTGGCTACTGGCTACGTCATGTCGATGGGCAGCATTATCTTCCAGGCCGCTGACGAACGCCTCATGACCCCGAATGCCAAGATGATGATTCATCACGGCTCTGACGGCGGCGAAGGCCATACCAAGAACTTTATCGCCTGGGCGGACGAAGCCAAGGCTATTGTCAAGTGGGTGAACGACTTGTTCCTGGCCAAGATGCAGGAGAAGCACCCGCACATGACTTATGACGAAGTGGACCGGATGCAGGACTTCGACAAGTATTTAACGGCTCAGGAAGCGGTGGACCTAGGGCTGGCTGATGGTATTAAATTTCCACCTAACCACTTTTTTAGGGGTAACAATGGCTGAAGCAAAGAAGACTGTAGCAAAGGGTAAGTCGATGACGGACTTTCGCGCCGCGCACGACAAGGACTATTACATCCCCTTGAAGATCAAGCAAGGTCTTGCCGAACTTGGCGACGGCTGGGAATACGAACTGAACTTTGTCAGGATTTGCGGCTTGAGCGGCAACGACCTCTCGCGCTATCGGGACGAGTTTACGGATTTCACTCTCATCACGCCTGGGACTAAGGGCAAGAGAGTCTGGTCGGGGTCGAAAGCTACAATTGTGAAGATGAAGGAAATGCTGTGACCAAATCACTTAAGGACTTCAAATCGGTGTTCGCACCGGATCAAGAGGTCTTGTATCTGCGGGACCAAGTCCGCGGGCTGGAGACCAAGCTCAAGCAAGAGCAGAAAGCGACCGGGGAAGCCCGCGAGCGCGTGCTGGCTCTTACTGACGCGATTACTGGGACCAAGCCCAAGCCGATGTTGTATAACCCGAAGGACCATGTTGGGCAGGCTCCGATCACAATGGTGCTGCACCTGACTGACCTTCACAATGGCGAGGTTACCAAAAGGGATGACGTAGATGGCTTCGGTGAATTCTCTCCTGAGATTTTTACGGCTCGGCTCCAGGAACTCGGCCGTCGAGTCATTGATTTTGCAAAGGTCCAGCGGGCGGGTTATCATATACCAAGGCTCCAGATCATTGGTACTGGAGACTACGTTTCAGGGGACATCCATATCGAACTTCAAACGACGAATGCTTATCCGGCTCCGGTTCAGGCTATTCGTTGCGGGTACGACCTGGGTGCGCTGGTGGCGATGCTGGCTCCGCACTTTGAAGTCATTGACTCCGACTGGATCACGATAGACAATCACGGGAGGATGACGAGGAAAAACCAGGCCTCGGATGGCGGGTTGAACAACTGGGGGTATGTGGTCGCGCATACGATTAAGCAGCACACCCAGAACCTGAAGAACGTCAAGGTGAATATCCATACGAAGTCTTCCCATCTGGTGAATGTGGGCAGAGAGCGCTATCTATGCTTCCACGGCCACGAGATCAAGGGATGGGCCGGGCTTCCGTACTACGGCTTCGATCGGCGGGCTGCGATGGAAGCTGTGAAACGGATGAATGTGCCAGAGGCGAACTTCACCAAGATGGTCTTTGGGCACTTTCATACTGCTGTGAGCACGTTGCTTTATAACAGCGGCGGGTCGCTTAGTGGTACCAATCCCTTCGACCACTCCTGCGGCCGTCACGCCAGAGCGCATCAAACTAGCTGGCTAGTCCATCCGAAACACGGAGAGTTTGCGTTCACGCGCTGGTGGCTCTAATGGCATCGAAAGAAGATCTGGCCAAAGCATTGGAAGGGTATACTCCCCAGCCGGTGCTTGGCCAGGTTTTCTCGGGCCTGGATGAAGTGAAGAAACGGGTCAAGAACTGGTTTGTGAATCCCCGTGAGAACTTGTACCAGATGGACCAAGACGCCAAGCGGTTCATGGCGAAGCCTGCGGAACAGCGGGCGGAAGAAATAGTACTGAATGCTGGAGGGGCAGGAGTGATAAAAGCTGCTGGGGCTAGTCTGGTGCAGAGGATGCAGGCGCTGGTAAAGAGCGGTCTCTCAATTTCTGACGCAGCGAAAGCGGTGGGAGTCTTCCCTGTTGTGGGAAAGCAGGGACAGATGGCCGGGTATGCTGAGGCTATTCCGACAACGGCGGGCAGGCTTCCTGAGAGCGCAGTAATGGATGTGATGTCTGGACGCCCGAACACGCGGCTCCAGGATTTCTACGAAGGGGCAGAGTTAGAGAAGCTGCTGCGCTATGCCCCCGAGTCAGCGAATGTGCCGACGAGAGTCAACTTGGTCGCGCGGGACGAGAAAGCTGGTGGGAGCTTCTTCCGTGGTGATCCGTCCTGGATCGAAGCAAATGCCCGCTCCTTTGAAGGGCCTTATGGAGTCCGCGGGATTCTAGCCCACGAGGGAACGCATGCTGTGCAGAAAGAGCATGGACTGGGCCCTGGAGGCAATGCTGTAGTAATGCGTCCGCAGATAGCCGCGAACCTGATGGAGAACCCTGAAGCGCAGGTGCTGTTCAAAGAAATGTCTAAACGCCGCTCGCACCCAGACTGGACGGCTTATCGTAGTATCGCTGGGGAAGAAGCTGCCAACATGGCGAAGAAAAGTGCTATTGGCGCGCCGATGCAGTTCGATAATCCCCTGGCCATGCAGATGGTTAAGGGTGATGAGTTCTTGTCCCCTGAGTACATCCGGCGATATCGGATACTGCAGGAACTAAAGGCCCGAGGCCAGTTCGATCCCGCGAAGGCCCCTATGGAGCTTCCGCCTGGCTGGGAAGGTCTGTACCCTCCCAAGTAGGCCGGATCATCACCCCGTCGAACTTGATCTGGTTCGACATTAGCAGCGATTCCAGAATATTCCCCGCGATCTGCTTGTCCGGGAAGTACTTGCGCAGGTAGTTGTGCGCAGCCCACTGGGAAATGCCTCCCCGCGACTGGACCCATTTCAAGAACCGCTCCTGCTGGAATGCCGCGTCACTCATCCCGATGCGGTCGAAGACCTTGGACATGGCGGGCTCGAGGTCTGTGAGCATGTTGTTAGCGGCCTTGAGATCTTCTTCAACAATGACTAGCTCATCCCGCTGGGCGGCAGCGAGGACCATCGCCAGCTTGTGAATCATGGTCTGCTTCCGGGCTATGTACCCGCCGAACCTGACTGTGTCCAGGCCCTTGCAGCCCTCTTCGTACCAGTACTTATACCACCACTCGCCCCAAGCCACTGCTTCAGAATCCAGTTTGTACTCCCCGGCCAGCCGAGTGGCGATGTGCTCAAGATCATGTACGAGGTCGGCTTCTTGTGCCTTGAGGTCAGCAGGGACTTCCAGTCCGGGGTAGGCAACATACTTCTCTTTTGCTTCTTCATAGCAGAATATGCAACGGCTAGTGAAGCCGCCTCCTATCATATACTCGGGGAAGTTGCCCGCGATCCACTCTGGCGTGGTGCAAGCGATGAGGTTGATCCAGGGATTTGTCACCTCGTCGGTCCCCGACATCTTCGTAGCCTTGGTAAACGAGCGACCGTCCCAGAGATTCACCAGCATGTCAATCATGTCCTTGTCCTTGGGGTTGACAAGGTTTCCGAACTCACTAGAAACAATAGTGAGCGCGCTCATCGGGTAATAAGTCTCCCCTATGGAGAAGCTTTCGCACGCTTCCGCGAACGATTTGACCAGGGACTGCCAGGTGACGACACTTGGTCCGAAGTTAACTCCAGGGACTTGCCGCAGGAGAGACATACCAATTTCGGCAGTGGTGGACTTTGAAACAATTCCCGGAGGCGCAACCAGAACGATATAGAGATTGGGATACCACTGGAAATAAGCCTGGTCGATCCAGACTCGACGGCGAAGCGCCCCCGCGATAGTCGACACTGCCACCCAAAAGTACATTCGTTTCGGAGCTTCTCCAAAAGCGGCGTACCTCGTAAAGCCATCGATCCAGTCACCGAGTTTCCGGGACATGAACTCCCCTTATTATTAGCTACAATCTCCCCACGAAACGCGGGATGTTTTAAGACCTGTCGGGATGATGAGCGGGCGGGTGTAAGGGATCGGATATCTGGAGAGTGTGAGGAGCTTGGCTTTACATTCATCGGCCACCTCGATAGGGTACTGGAAGACTAGGGAATCGTGAACTTGCAAGGATACCCGAATCTCCGGTGCGTGGGTACGGACCTGGTCCCAGATGTGGTTTATTAGCAGTCCGACGGTTGACTGGGGGATCCAGGCAGCGGCTTGGTTATAAAGTGTACTGTCAAGCCGATCGAAGTAGTACCGTCTGTACCCGAATACATTGGACACTGAACGGGTTTTATCGACAGAGTTGCGTATCCGCTCCCCGTAGTGCTGAATCTTCGGAAAGCGCTTGAAATACCAACTCTGCGTTCTCTCAGCGTCTGCAATAGAAAGTCCAATGCGCCCAGCAAGACCTTTTGGTGTTCCCAGGTAGTGGGTTCCGTGGGCGAAAGCCTTGAACTTAGCACGGCGGGAATCTTTCTTGCTAATGGTTTTGTCATTGTAGAATTCCTTGGCAATTTCAGTATAAGGGTCTAGGCCAGCGTCAAGGAGCTGGCGCATTTCTTCCTCATCGGCTTCCTCTACGACTATGCGTAGATCGGCCTGGGACAAGTCCATGTCTGCTATTTCACATCCAGAGTCAGGCACAAAGAGCTTTCGCACGTTGGGCAGGTCAAGGTAAAACTCTTCGTCTGGTGAATCTTTGTTCTCCCCTGGGATGTTTTGCATGTTGAGGCCAGAACCAAATGCGTTCTCAGAACTACTGAGGCGATACGTTTCCGTTCCAGCAACGTTATACGATGTGCGCATGCGCTGGTCGCGGTCAAGGGTAGCGTCAACGAAAGTTGATTTGAAGACGCCCAGGCTACGAATTTCAAGAAGTCGCTTAACGACTGGTCGGATGACTGGCTCCTTCTTGGAGAGGGTTTTGAGGGAGTTTTCGTCCAGAGACGGGCGAGGACCTTCTTTAGTCCGCTTGTACTGAACAGGGAGTTTGAGGTCATCGTAGAAGAGCCTTTTCATCTGGGCGGGCGACCGCGGGTTGACAGGATGGCCGAAGACGAAAGCAAGCCAGGCTTCGCGGGCGGCTTTCTCCGTGGCTAGTTCAGAGGATAGTTGCTTTTTCGCTTCGATGGCGACCTTGACGCCATCGAGCATGGTCTGGACCACGTGACCCCACATCCGGTGCTGGAAGCGGCATGGGCCTTCTAGGCCGAGCTTCACGACGGTCTCGCTTAGGACTTCGGCAATCTCCCAGGTCCGGACAGCATCCTCACAGTTATAGTGCCAGAGGACCTTCTCATCCTGACGCTGATGCCATTCCTTGCCATCGTTCTTCCAGAAGATGTGGTTCTCACAATATAGACTCGAAAGAACGTCCAGTCCTTTGTCCGTACCAGGGAAACAGACATGGTGGGTGACCATTGTATCAAGGGCCAGGTTCGGGATGTAGCCAAGGTGACGCTGAAAGTATTGGGCATCGTAGGAGAAGTTCTGGCCGGAGACGAGGCAATTCGGGTGGGTCAAGAGGTCCCGGAGGACCTTCATCAAGTGGAACTCCTCGGTCTCGAGCCAGTAACTGCCCGCCGGGGACTTCATGAGGGGGATGCAAAGGGCGTCGTATTTCGACCACCCGAGGCCGATACAGGCGATGTGGCCTGCTCTCGTCTCTATGTCAACTGCTATGTGGACAGGCCCTCGCTGGACTCGAGCCAGCAAGGACTGAATGATGGTGTAGGCTTGGACGTAATGTGGCGCTTCTACGAATCTGTAAGGTGGCACATCCACCGGGTCAGTGATAGCGGATTTGACTCTTCTCAAGTCG